CTTGAAACTGATGTCAGCCGCAGCAGCCGTGATGTACATGACCAGTGCGTCCAACACGTAGGTTCCGGCGATCGGGAAGGTCACCGTCAGGCCGGAGTCCAGTAGTGTCGTGGTTGCGTTCCTCGCAGCGGAGTCCGCCGTGATCTGCGAGAAGCGCGGGCGGTAGGTGTTGAGCGTCGTGATCTCTGAGTGGGCGTCAGCCGCGTCGTCTACGTGAGCCGTTCCTGCCGTGTCCAGCGCCGCGATGTCGTCGCGGTCCTCATGGATGTCTGTTCCGTAGAGTGTCTGAGCGTCCTGGGTCGCAGTGTTAGTTGCGAGCCGAGCCGCCTGGTACACTTCTTTGGGGGTCAGGCCAGCCATTAGTCATCAATCCAGCACTCGATAACGATCTTCTCGTTACTCGAAGTGAAGATGTCAGCCTGGGCCACGTCGAAGTACAGCGCACCCTGGAACGCTAGCCCGCACTCGGTACCGTCGGTGGCAGCCGAAGCGCCACCAGCCTCGTCGAAGCCAGGCGCACCCAGAAGGGTCGGAGCCAGGTCAGTGACAGAGGAGGTGTTGGTGAACAGCACGTTACCGGATGCCCCATCCGCCGAGATCACAAGGTCTGTGGTGGCGGGCATGTTCTGGTAGTCAACCGCGATCGCGGCCAGCACACCAGCGTTGCCCAGCCGGACAAGGCGAGTGACCGCACCAGTACCATCTGCTCCCGACTGTGCAACCAGTTCGAGTTTGACCCAGGTGCAGAGGCGGAAGTACAGGTCCACGATCAGAACCTCGGTGTCAGTACCAGAGGCGATAGCCAGGTGGACTCCGCTGCGCACCGGGAAGCCCCCACTGAACCCATCGGTCGCAGCAGTCGCAGCGTTGCCCTCATCCTTAGCAGTCGTGCCGACTGCGCGGGGCGGGGTGGTGGTAACGGAGTCAAGGCCCGAGTCGGCGTAGATGGAAACTCCTGCCGTGGTCTCAGCCTTGATGGTGAGGGTTCCGCCCGTCAGCGCAGCGCCGACAGCGCGGGACTCAGAGGTGTTGGGCGCACCGTAGGACACGGCGATCAGGCGACCGGGGCACGGGATGTCAACCACGTCGGACGCGGTGCCCGTTGTGCCACCACCCTTGCCCGAGCCACCAACCGTCAACTTCGCCCGACGGTGGATGTAGCGGTTCTTGCTAACGTCCCAAGGCCGGATGATTCCGGTGTTGGGGAGAGTGTAAGCCATTGGTTCCTACCCTTCTTTCTAGGGGTCGTTCCCCCTTCTGACCGGGGGGCGAACACTCTATGGGGTTACTGGACGCTAGGCCCAGCAACCCCATACAAGTGTCGTTACGCAGCCGACTTGACAGTCTGCCCGCGCGTGTCGCTGATCTCCTTGAAGCCGTAGACGTGGTAGCCCACGAACTCCATCGCCTTGTACGAGGCGTCGCGCTGCGTCTCCACATGCGCTCCGATGATCTCGTAGAAACCAAGGGCGTCCTCACCGTTCAGGACGGCTCCACCCACGAGGGAAGAGGTCGTCACGACCAGAGAGGTCTGGAAGATCGGGAGGCCCATGTAGGCACCCCAGTACCCGTCAACCCCGAAGGGCTTGACCTTATCAGCGTCACGCCCACCGCTCTGGTACTGAGCAGCAGTGGTGGCGATCTCCACCCGCAGTTCTCCGGTCTGCTTCGGGTCGAAGTAGCCGTAGAACGGGCCGGGGATGTCGCGCTGCTCAAGAGCAGACACGGCAGCGAGAACGTCCACACCGGTCAGCGTCGAGGCGGCGGTCGTCACGTTCGAGAAGTCGTCCATCAGCGCAGCCAGGTCCGTCTCCCACTTCTCAGCGAGAGCAGCACCCACCATACGCCCGGCCTCCGAGTAGAGGTCGGTTGAAGTCGTTGCCTTAGCCAGGTCCGTGATGTCCACCCGGAACCCGATACCAGCCGCCGTCACCGAGGTCTCGGTGTCGGACAGGGCGGTGCTCGTGATCTCGGAGAGGTCGTCAGCCGGTGCGGCGGCAGCACCCGGGTCGCCCCACAGGGGGAACGACACGACGGTACTGAATCCACCGACGGCCTGACGGAGGAACACACGGCTGGTCATCGCAGGGCGCAGTTCCTTGACGACCCGAGATTCAACGATCTCTGCGGCCACCTGGTCTGCGACTGCGGCTACACCAGTCGATGCCATTTCTTACTCCTATCGCATGCCTTCGAGCCAGTCCACCACCGGCGCACCGTTGGCGTCTCGCTCCAGTTTGGTGACCCTACCTTGCTCGTAGAGTTTCTGAACCTCGTCGTACTTGCCCTCCCGAATCATCTTGGAGGCGTCGTCGATGCTCAGTTGCCCTGTGTCAACGTGGGTCCCGGTCGTAACCGGCTTGAAGCCCTCGCGTGCAGGCTCAGGAGCGGGTGTCACTTCGTCCGCAGGCTTCTCTACAACGGTCCCAAGACCGTATTCCTCTGCGAACGCCTTGATCGCTTCAGCAGTGATCTCGGCTCCGGCGTTCGTGGCCTCGAACAACTTGGCGTGCTTCTCGTTCAGCCCTGCCTCCTTGAAGGCGGTGCTGGCATCCGAGATGCGCTTCGCTTGTTCAACATCAGCCTTGAGTTTCCGAAGTTCCTCCAACTCTGCTGCCTGTTCCTTGCGAGTCTTGTCCAACTCCTTAGCGTGCTTGCGCAGTGCGGCGAAGTTGGCGTTTGACTTCTCCTCGGCCTCTTCTTCTTCAAGATCGAAGTCGAAGGTATCTTGTGTAGGCATACTGCTTCTCTCCCTATACTGAGGTGGGAAGGGGCGAACCCCGTCTGGTGACGGTATACCCCTTACGGAAGCCTGTTCAGGGGGCAAGCCCTCTTCTGGCCTTGTACAGGTAGGGTGCCAGGAGTTTC